TCGTCTTTAATGTCGACACCCGTGCCTGTTTGCGTACCAGCTCGGAGGATAAAACCGCACCGATCTGACGTCGTAATACCTGCGGTGCTGGTTTTCATGATGTTGTCCAGAAGCTTGTTGAACTGCTTACCGACATCACCTGCTTCACTCCTGTAGTACAGCACCGTGGCGCTGCCATTGGCACTAACCATGCCGGGTGTATAGCTCTTTACGGCAGTATCAATGGTTGTAGTTTCAAGCAGCTCCAAGCTGGTTTCGATGGACCAGTCACGCAATTTCAGCAGTTTTTTGTTGGCTTCCGGTGCGCCAGCTACTGCACTGGAAAGATTTTCAGTGCTGTCGTAAAAGTACATGGCGCCGGTGCGCCCGGTGTAGAAGCCCATCGAACTGCCAAAGTGTGGTCTGTGCTAGCAGTCTAGCTAAGCGCACCATCCACGTAAAACTCGTTGGCGCTGGTCAATCGTTTGGCGATCTGCGACCGTCCACTGGAATCGGTTTGGTGTTCCACGGCTTTGATCGTGGTTTCGCCTTCCTCGTCCATGATCACTTCTGTGACTCGGAATACGCGCTTGCTCAGAATCGCGTTGCCCAATACGAAGAGCGCACCTTCGTAGCTTTTGATTTGCGGTGCGTAACCGTTGGCAACCTGGACGTTGGTGCAGGCAAAAGTGCCGTTGCCTTGCCGGTACAGGAATACTGTGTACTGACCGTCTGGCACCTGACGCGGTAACGGTGCGTTTAAGAAGCCGCCGCCTTCTACTCGTCCGCTATAAATCGAGTTCCACTGGTTCAGGCCAATTTCGACATAGATGTACGCGCCAGGGAAGACGGGACTGTCAGTAGGGAAGGTCTTGAACTCGATTGCCCGGCGGATGTAGTGCTTGCTGAGGCACAAAAACTTTGCCAGCAGGATTGCTTGTTCGCGGCGTGTTACGTACTGGGAAAGATCAAGTGTCTCAAGTACGGCTGCATCTGGATCAACTTCCTTTAGATGGACTTGGACACTGGCGTTACGGGGGAACACGTCGTTGTTTTCCGTGTCGCGGTAAATGGCTGACACAACCGTGTCCTGCACACTGGCGCCGTAATCCAGAAATTCTTCTTTGTAAGAATCTTCCAGGATATTGCCCGCAGTAAATAGCGCAGATACTTGGATGTTCGGGTTGATTTCTCCGGTTGTCTCGTTGTAAGGGACGCCCGGTACCAGCGTGTCACGCCCGCCGATTTTTGCTAGCTCCAGCAGACTGAACGGTGCTGTCTGTGCCCAAAATTCGCGCCAACTACGTTGGTCAGCAATAATGCCGTCCATGTACAGCTTGTTTGTACGGCAAAAACGTTTTGTTTTGGCGAGCTGCGGGACATCAACGGAATGGATATCGGCGTACTGCCCGATGCCGTTTTCTTTGTCCAGGATGGTATCTAGGAAGATATCTGGCGCGTAGCTTGATGAAGCTGATGGTGCGCTATTGACCAGGGCATTTATTTCGCTGTCTTGGTCGTAGTCTGCCGGGTTCAGTGACAGTGGGCGAAGTAACTTGCCTTGTGTAACCCAGACGCTAACGCTGCGCAAACTTTCAGTCGCCTTAGACGCAAACAGGTGCAAACCTAGGGTGCTGATGCCGTTGTACAACCTGTCGCTGTAATTGTTCCAGGGCTCCAGAAGTTGTTCGTTTACGGCTGTTATATTTACTTCCGGTCCCTGTTCGTAGGAAAACTGACTCTGAGAATTGGAGTCGTAGTTGAACAAGTCCCACTCGGTTAGGTTTTCCGCTGTCTTGTTAATCGGTGGATAAGTGGTAAAGTCGTAGACTGTGCCGTTAAACATTACGTGTACATCACTGGTGCCAGCGGGTAAGCGCCGCTCCTTACCTGTTTGTTGCAGGTAGCAATACTTTGTGATCGAGGGTTCCGCTCCGGGCTCCAGGACGGGTTCGAATTTGACTTCCCAATACTGTGCAGCCTTAGGTTGTGTAAACGCTGCATTGGCGTGGACGAGTTTTACGTAAGTAAATACGTCTTGTTCGGTGCTGTTACGAACGCAGAAAATATAGGGGATACTTGTGTATTCAGTTGTGCCAGCGAAACGCCAATACATGCGGAACATGACCGTCCGTGGCTGTGGACCATTTTCACTGGCGCTATCTCCGTAATCTTCTTGCTCACTTCCGTAAACATCCGCACGACCGCTAAGACGGCGGTAAGCCCGTATCTTTAAGGCAAAATCAACAACATGGCATTTGGTTGTTGATGCGTACTGCGCCTCTTCGATGTGCGCCATGCACTTGGTGTACAAGGCTTGGATGCTTTTTAAGCTGCCTTGGTCCTTAAGGGAGTCAAGTCGAGTTTCTGCTTTAGCTAAAGTTTCCTCGGCTTCTTTTATGCTTTTTTCGACGTAACGTAACATAACTTTTACATCTTTTTTGCCGATATTAACGCTCGAGGCAAGGCTGCGGTATTTTTCAACAGCGGGATTAAACTGGTTAAAATTAGAGTATTTGCTTATTACAACGCGTGCTAGAAAATCTTGATAGTACTGAAGGTCTTCTTTGTCTTTGTTGAGGATAGCGATTGTATTTTCTTGTTGTTTGATGATGCTTTTTTGTTTTGCTATTTCGTCTTCTGTGTCTTCGATCCAGTGGGTGGAAGCGTATGGGGCGGCAGGGAATTTGCCGCGACGTTCGCAAGTAAACGTTGCAGTCACCACGCCTTGATCTGTCTCAGTATTATCGACGCTGATTAGACGCAAAATAGCGGATCCTATTTTGAAGCGTGCGCCTTCAAACAGAGCAGAGGCTTCTGCGCGACGTGCTGTAAATGCTGATTCTTTTGCATAACGACCAATTCCTTCAGTACTAAAAAGATCTCTTTCGGCTTGAGTTAGTCGTATTGTTTGCTGGATCTTAATGGTGAACTGGGTACCAACTGGGATGTTGGGGCGCACACCGCTCGTGGGCCAGTACGTTGTATTAGGAGTTAGTTGTGTGTCTACGTTGAAGCGCCTGCGATCTCCGTTCGGGTTAATCACCATCACCTGAACATTGATCGGGATGACGGCTGTTACACCACACGAAACGCTGGTAGTTGGTGCGTAAGCCTGGCTAAAGCCGAATTTGTCTTGCTGCCCTGCCAGTGTTGTAAGGCGTGCCGTGGGACGACTTGCAGATCCAACGCGAGTCGGGTCTTGGAATGTGTTTACTGCCGTTGCAAGTTGTGCGTATTTTGTGTAACTGTTGTCGTTGAAATATGCCCAAAGGTTGCTCTGCGTGTAGTCGCGCAACGGCAGTTGTCCCAGAGCACTACGGTAAATGTCGATGGCGCCGATCTTGCCTGCGCCAATGCTCAGCATTAGACGCATGAACTGGTTGCCGCCGTAACTAAGAACAGCACTCCAGAGCAGCGCTGTGCTTACACGAACGCCACCACGAGAATTGATACTTGTGTTTGTGTAAATAAGCGGCAGTGGATCACCATAATTCGCTAGCTCTTGTGCTCCGTTAAAACCAAAACGCGGTGCAAAACGTTGGTCTCTTGATTGACCAACACCTCTTGTAGTTGGTATTTCAGGACGGGGAGTAAGTAGTACTGATGCAACCTGAAATAGGATGCCAACAATAGTGAGCACCAGAGCTACTGTTGCTTCGGCGTTGCGAATATCTAAAACGGTGCCCTCTTTAGGGTCTTCGTATAGTGGTGCTGCGGCAATAAAGTCCAGGTACTCGTCTTTGCTGATGCCGAGCGCTTCAATCAGTTGGTACTCGTAAGGCAGGAGCTTGCGGGTCATTTGTTCAGCCTGAAGTACCAGCCGTCGTTTGCAGGAAGGGCGGATCGGATGACCTTACCGCCGGGACCGATAAAAAGCACGGTCATGTCTTCCATTACTGTACCGAGAGCGCCAACGCCTGGACTAGGCAGCAGTACAACGGCGTGAGGCTCTGGCTTTTCGAGACGCTTGCCGTTTTTAACCAGCCACTTGGCGATGAACTTGGGCGGCAAGGTCTCATCGTCAAATTTGGCGAAAATTTGGCGCAGTTCTGGTCCATAGTCCCAGTAGCCAAGCCGCTTGTGGATCTCGGCGGCAAGAGCGCAGCAGTCAATCTGACCGCTTCCGTCTCCAGGTAATGCGCCCCAAGCCCTGGTTAGTCCGATGAACTCGTTGGTGTCAATCACTGCAACGATATCTGGGTGCTTGTTGGTAATGGACCCACATTTCGCAAGGTCAGTGTCTGACGCGGAAATTGTGCTCCAACGCTGTCCATTGCGGATCTAAAACGCAGCTCCAATGTGGTGTCGGAAACACTGGCGCCAATGCCCACGTAACGTTCCTCGTACGAGCGCACTGTGTTCTCACTGGCGTTAAGCCACTGTGTTGTCAGGGTCAGGCGAGTTAGACGGTTACCATCGGCTTGTTCGACAAGTTTGATGGCGAACGGTTCTGCTGGAAAAAGTACCTGCAGTAGTGCGTTGTCTCCAGTCAGGTTTGAAACAGTGCCTTCTGCGCGAAAAGGGGCAAAGGTGTATTTGAGGCCGTTTAGCGTTTTTGTTTGCTGGACGAAGTAGTTCTGAAACGCGTAACGATTGTTGTCTGTATCGCGCAGATAAAAGTACTGGGCGATTCTGATGACTGCCATTACTGTGCTAGCTCCCCGATAAACCGCACACGGACAGTGCTTAAGTCGCGCAAGACGCTTTGGATTTGTGGTGGTTCTGCGTAGAACCAGCGGATTGCGGCGTTTGGTTCCAGTAGATCGTTGCTCGCGGCTGTGCCGTAACCGGCAGTCAGGGTAGTCGGCAACGTAAAAGAATTGAGGGTGCCGTTTTCACCCTCGTAGTGATTCAAAATTGATCGCATGTCGCTTTGACTGATGTTGGCAAACTCCACTTCCAGTGCATAACCAGTAGCGCGGTTGCCGAAGCTACGTTTAGCGACAACGCCTGACAGGGAGCGATATTCCTTTGATGGATAGTTGCCCGCTGTGTAGCTCCTAGACGTTGGTTTTAAGGATGGGAAACGTGCCATCAGCGGAGACCCAAGCGGTTACGGGTTTGGGGTGACTGCTGGATACGATCCAACGTCATGGACATGCCGCGTTTGGCGCCGTCGCTGGCGGCTTGGCGGCGGGTGGTAGCCATTGCGGCTTCGAGTTGATCGCGGCTGACGTACTCCACCCCGCCAATGTTGGTGGTTTCAAAGCTCATGTTAAGCACGGGTGATCCAGCGCGGCTACCGGGTGCAGCGCCCATTGCAGCGCGGAGGTCGTTGGTTGGAACGACGCTACCGCCGGTTCCTGGGACAAACAGTTCAGGACCGCGCTCACCAACGATGTAGGGCAGCTGATTACTTACGGGTCCACCGTTAGCACGAAAACCAAAGCCACCTGTAAATGCCGCTGGATTAAAGCCAGCTTGCCCGCTGCCGAATACCGAAGCTCCCGAAACTGGTCCTGCACCAGAAAAACCAAAACCCGAACCGCTTGACCCGAAAGCAAACAATTTGGCGATACCCAGTGCGATATATTGAGAAATCATTTGTTGAGCTGTTTGCAACAAAGCATTACCGACGGTATTCAGAAATTCAACAAACACCTGTTGGGCTGTTTTTGTTCCACGGATAATTTCAGATAGATTCGCGGTGATTAAACCCGCAACCTGGTCACTGACACCCTGTATAAGTTGCCCATAGCGATCCATAAATTGCTGTTGTCTCAGCAAAGCTTGCTCAGAAGCTTGTATTTGAGATAGGTACTGCTGCTCTAGTTGGATAGCATTTTTAGTGTTAGTTATGCGCCCATCCAGCAAAGCTAGATCTTCTTCGGACGCTGTAGAAGCTATGGCAACGCGTTCTATTTGGTAGTCCGCTAATTGTCTTTCTAGAGGAACAAGTGTTTCATACCGTCGTGCAGCTTGATCTAACTGCTGATTAAGCTGCGTTAACGCTTCACCGCCTAGTGGATTGGCTAGTTGAGCTTGAATACGCTCAAGTTGACTTCCCCTCTGCTGGTTAATATCCTGTAGCTGTCTAGGCCCTTCAGTGACCGCAATAGCACGGGCCGCTTCTAGCCGCGCAATATCAAGCTGAAGCAAACGGGCTTTGGTTTTAGCTTGGCTCTCTAAATTAGCTCTTTGTTGATTATAAACAGCAGTAAGCAAATTTTTCTCTTGTGCGGATAAATCAGCCGAGAGTAACTTTTGCTCTAGCTGTAAATCAAGAATACGCCCTTCGACATTTAACCGTGCTTGTTGTTGTCCTAAAGCTTCTTTTAATCCCGCCAGCTGACCCTCTACAACGGATGTACGGCTTACATCCACGTCAGCTGCATCTAAAGTTATCTGGCTTAGTTCTACCTGCAAACCCAATATATTTTTTACTGTTTGTTCTTGTTTACGTGCGTTTTCTTCTGCTTTTCGGGCTGCTTCCTCTTGACGGCGTTGTAACTCTTCAATGCGCTGTCTTTCAATACTATTAAGATCTATTTGTGTCTTTAAGCGGCTTTGATCCAATAAGATCAAACGCTCTTTAGCGCTAATTTGTCCCTGTACAAATTTGTACTCTATTTCAGCTTCTCGACTAATACGTTCCTGTTGTATAAGTCTTTGCGACGTGTACACAAACAGGTTCAGATTGTTTTTTGCGCTTAGTGTAGTTAAGGCAGCCTGTGTACGTAGCTGGTCTGTTTCTTGCTGTAAACCAGCGGCTCTTTGGGCAGCTTCTGGAGTAACAGCAGCAGCAGCCTGTTGCCGCTTCTCTCCTTGCAGAGCAACTTGGCCTATAAAACTGGCAATAGAAAAACCTCCTTTTTGAGGATTAGTACGTTCAATTTCCTTAAACGTTTTAATAACCTCAGCTGTGATTAAAGTGAGTGTAGTTTTAACTTGCTTGCCAAAGTTGTCCCAGCCGTTACCTGCGTCTTGAAGAGCCTTTGTATTTTCCCTTCCGATTACGTTGCTGAGTTCGTTAAAGGCTACCTCGGCAGCGCGTGCTGTCTGCCCACTGCTTTGAAGGTTAGCTATAAGGGTGCGCGTTTGAGGATTTAAGCCTCCTAGCAGAGCTTCAAGACTCTGCGTGGCATCCCCGGTTCCGCGCAAAGCTTTTGCAAAATCTCTAGCAGAATTAGCGGCTGTATCAAAAGCGCTACCTAGTGCAGTGCCTACAAGAGATAAGCCGAAACCAAAAGAGCCTCCTAATGCGCCTCCAATGGCACCGCCTGCGCCACCACCGACAGCTGCACCAAGTCCTTGACCGAAAAGTAAGGGAAACGCGCCGCCAATGATGGCATTACCTGCTGCTTCAGATGCTTGTTTTCTACCTGTCGCTCGTTTGGCAACGGCAGTAGCATTGCGCTCTAGTACTTTGTTGAGTTTGATTTCAAATAGTTCTTCTCTGGTTATTAACTGTAGAGTTTCTCGCCTAACCGCGTTTTCTTGTTGTTTTGTTTTAAGTATTGCTTGTGCGTTTGCGGCTTCTCGTTGTCCTCTTGTAAAGCCGCCGCTGAATCCTGGCCCACCTGGCGCGAATTCAACCGTTCCGACTGTCTGACCCCTTAAAAACTCTTTTTGTAGCCTTTGTTGGCGGATAAACTCAGCAGTTTGTGTACGAGCTGCGCGAGCTGCAGCCTCTGTACGCTGTGTAAATTCTTGCTGTCTATCTGCGAGTTTTTGTGTCTGATTAGCGCTTTCGGCGGCGGCGTCTGCTTGAGCTTCTAGAGCAGCTTGAACTTTTGCTGCTTGCGCATCTAGCTTCGAATTAGCAAGCTGACGCTCTCGTTCAAATTGGTCTTGTAGTACAGCATTTAGCTCAGTACGTCCTTTACGTTCGGCAAGTATCTGCTCCGTTCGTCCGCGCAGTTGTGAAGATAGTGCAACTGCCGAAGCTTGGCCGGGGCCGATAGGACCAGCGTATTGCGTAGTCTCTCTTACGCCAGCGGCAGCAAGCTTCGCTTTTCGCTCCTGCTCAGTGATTTGTTTTAGTAGCTCAGCTCTTTCACGTAAGCCGGTATTAAGTTCGTTTGTTGCTGTTATGTATTTTTTCGCTGCAATAGTTGCTTCATCTGTGCCCAAAGCGGCTTCGTTAAACGCAGCAGCTGCGCGGCCTACGACATCACGTAAATTATTGATGTTTCGAACAATGCCTCCGCTACCTATGTTTTCTAGGTAGTTGCTTAGCTGATTTACAAGTTTTGATGTTGCAGATACTTCGTTCTGAAGCCGCTTAAGGTCTTGGGCGCCACGTACCGCAATTTCAATATCGGCTCTGTAGGCCACGGCTCCACGCCACACTCTGGTACTTCAGTTTACGAGGTAAAAAGCCGCCGGGTTAGCGGCGGCGTCTGGCCTTGTCCATCTCCTTCTGCTGGTCTTCGTTCAGGATTTGGAAGTAGGCGCTCCAGCCGAGTAATTCCTCAGCAGTCATGGTCGTCCGAACTTCGGTAAGGGTTAGGCCCAGTTCCTTGGCGACGCCGAATTGAAGCATGAGCCAGTTGTCCTTACGGAGTTCGGCGCTCAGGATTTTGGGTCGATGGGCTCGGCGTCGTCGGTCAGGATTGCCAACATCAAAGCTTGTAGATCTTTGTCCTTCACTTCGTTTTTCAGGACGTCCACTTCACCGATGTTGAAGAGTTTGGCTCCGGACTCATCGAGGGCTTTGGCGATCAGCAGTTGAAGTGCAAAGGCGTTGGCATCGTCGGACTTGGCCTGCTTTTGGGCGCGTTCGCGCTCAGCCATCGTCATTGGCGTCACCCACATTTCAAATTTGCTGCCGTCGGAAAGCTCCACTACTTTTTTGGTCGGCTCCAGGTTGGCGGCCTTGCGGAGACGGTCGATTGCGCGTACAGGAACGGGCATACCAGTGCTTGGGGTATGGGAATAGTGTAGCGGAGTAGAAATGAAAAACCCCGGCTGTGGGCCGGGGCTTGCTGAACTGACTGCGACAGCAGACTATCAGGCGGAGGTGCTGAAGTCGAAGGTCGGGGTGCCAGCAGGGCGGAAGTTGACAGTTACCGATTGGGCGTCGTCGGGGTTGATGTTCAGGCTGGCCGAGGTCAGCACTGCATCAAAGGCAATCGAACGGCTCAGGCTCTCACTCAGGGTGCCGCCGCTAAACACGCGGTCGGTGTAAAGCTTAAAGGCGGCGCCGTTTTGCTGGCGCTGGAGCACGTCCTCGATCATGCGGTTGGACAGGGCGGCGTCCTCGTTGGTCATGTAGACCGTTGCGGTCCCGGTGCCATCACCGAAACCACTGATGTAGCTGCGGAAGGGCACGTACTGGCCGGGGGTTTGGCCGATGGTAGTGACGTCGATTTCGGCGCGGCTGATTTCGAAGCTCCAGTCGCGGACTTGGCCGACAACTGCGTAGTCGGCGTAATACACCTCGAACTCGTTGGGGGCAACAGCCGTGCCGTCGTCGGTAATGGCCAGGATGGTGCCGCCGGCAGAAGTGGACACGGTGAGTGCACCAGTGGCAGCGGTGTAGCTCAGCACGTAGTAGGTGGTGGCGTCAGAGATGGGCGCAGGCAGGGTCCCGCTGCCGGTGCCGCCGGTTTGGCTGTTCACCACGCGGAACTTAACCGGGTCGCCTACTTTGAAATTCAGGTAAGGGGCAACGGTGATTACGTCGGTGCCAGTGTTGACACCGGTTTCGCCGAAGGTGCCGGTGGTACCAGCGGGTTTGTAGTAGAGGGCGCCGGACGTGCCGGACAGAACGGTGGTGGCCATAGGGCGTACCAAATGAACGTTGTTGGGCGGGCACTGCCCGGCTTAATACAGGTTAGCGCCTGTTGTTAAGCATCACCTACGACAAAACAGTTGCAACGTAAGAAGTGTCGATTCGCCCCACGAAATGCGGAGCCTCTTCTGTTGAGGAAAATGTAGGCCCGTTAATTTCGCCAACTCGGAAAAATACGCCGCTTGTTGTTTTAGCCGCGTTGTTCAAGGTCTCCAAGGCATTTACTGCTGTAGTCAGCAAGGTTTGGTTGCGGGCCGGGCCGCGTCCTTTTTCTGTGAAAATACGGATAACAATCGCACCACGGGCGTTGTCAACGCTGCTGGTAAGCGTGGGTTCGTTGGTAATACCGAAAGTAACATTGACGCGAACGTACTCAGTGGTGGTGTTAGGCGGAACTGCTGTGATGTTGTCGAAATAAACGGGTACTGGTGGTACCAGTGCGCCGAACGCTGTAAGAAGCGGATTTTCGACAGCGGCGCGGATTGCTTGGTAGTTCATAGACGGATGCGTCCTAGTTCCTCGTCCATTTCGATGCGTATGCGCCTATCTATAGCACCACCACGGGCATACGTTGTGTACCAGTCGAGTGGGGCTGTGCTGCGGTTGGGGCCTTCGCCATCTCCTATTAAATCGCCCCGATAGCCACTAACACGCGTGCCACGTTCGTATTCCTTTAACGGGGTTGTGCCTGGGTCGATAAAAATGCCTTCTGCCAAGTCGCGTGCTTCGTCTGCATAAGATGCGAAATTTGAGATGGTGTATTTAACATCATCAAAGGCGAAACCGCGCCCGCTAAGTAGTGGTGCAGGTACACGGCGGGGAGCACCAGGACCGCCATCACCTGCAGTGCGGCGTCCGTCAGTGGTTTCAATTTGCCAAGAGTTTGAAAACTTACCCGACCATACAGGACCTGCTTCTTGTAGATCTACGACGATTTCTTCTGCGGCACGGGCCGGCCCTCGACTAAAAGCTGCAACTGCAAGACGGTCCAGATTTTGTCCTAAGCGGTCCAGTTCATTTAAAAAGTTTCCTTTACGCGCCATTACTGGGGCCTCACGATTAGGGAGTGGTAAACCGGGTTGTCGCCGCGATAGGTGGTAATGGCGATGATCTTGGCCTCGCGGGTTTCTCCAGCTTGCTGGTACTGGATGCGGTCGGCTTCGGTGGGGTAGTAGGTGCCTAGTTCGCTAGCGCCGATGATGACCTTTAGGTCGGTTGTTTGGTATAAACCTTCGGCCTCACGAGGGCTGACACGCGTGATGACGGCTTTAACTGTCACGGTGACATCAGCACCAGTGACTGCACCAGTAGTTGGGTTGTAGGTGCGTGGTGTTGAAGTTTTGATGTACGTAATGTTTTGGCCCCAGTCGGCAAGGACGGAGGTTGGTATCGGGGCGAAGGTGGTGTCGATCAGGCCCATATCAACCCCGGAATAGGCGGACGGCGTAGTTTGCGGCGCCGCCCATGCAGTAAGGGCCTAGGTAGGTCTGGAGCCAGGGGTAGACGTCAAAGACGTTGTTGATTACGCCGCTGGTTTGGCTGGTCTTGTTGTATTTGACCTTAAGTTCGCCCAGCTCAACTTGGTCGTAGATGCCCGTTGTGCCTGTGCTGCCGGTGATGGCGTCGGTGTCGTTGGCGAGGGCGCGTGCCAGTTCGTAGGTGGCGATTTCGATGCCGACCGGAATTAGCGTGCAGGCGAGGTCGATGCCATCGACGGTGTAGTCCTCACGTGGCCACTTCAGGGCTTGTGTAGTGCTGCAGCGGGCGCCGTAAAAACTCAGAGCGTCGATCCAGCGCGTGGCGGAAATCAGAGCGCGGTTTTTCTGGTCGTTGGTCTTGTCTGTCCACGTCCCAGAGTCGGGCGTGGTTTCGAAATAGGCGTCAGCGTCTGCCAGCGTCACATACGAGTTGGCCGAAGCCCCACCCAGAGTGGCGTCGATGACAGCAGCCACGGTTTAGTACAGCCTTTGTTTGAGTCTAGCGCCAGTGCGCGATTTCCTTTGTTTGGCGGGTTCGCTCAGTACCATCGAGTGGTAAATCTTGGCTCCAAACATCTCCAGTTCAGCTTGGGCCTCGGTGTGTTGGCCGTAAGGAACGTCAATAAAGCTGCGACAGTTATCCTGTAGTACGAAGAGACGGACTCGTTTCATGACCCCCCGTAGAAGCTCCAGTGTTGAGGCCAGCGTAGAGCTGGGTACTCCAGTTGAACAGAAGAGTGCTGATCTCTCTAAGCCTCGCAAGTGGGCCGATGTGGCTAAAGAGGTCCAAGCGTTGCGTGAAAAAGGTGCAACAGTTCCCGAAATTTGCGAACAACTGCAGGTTTCTTATGTACTGGTGAACCAGTTGATCCTGCAGTCGTACAAGATGGCGATTGATTCGGCGGCTGTCTTTGAGCGGCAAGAGCAAATTCGTCTCGGTGCGGAGTAATAAAAAAGGGGCCGCAAGGCCCCTTTGATTTCGATTTAGCTACTGGATCAGTAGACGGTCGAATCGAAGGGAGTGTTAACCAACAGACGGGCCACAGGCACCATCTTGGTGGAGCTGTACACGAGGTTCCAGCTGGCGGTGGCGGCCAGGTTGCCGGTGGTGGCAGCGTTGGTGGGGTTGTCGCCAGCGGCGGCCCACTTGGTGCCGGTCACGTGGTAGCCGTAGTGGTAATCCACGGCGATCACATCCTGCATGGACAGGATGTTGCGGTCGGCAGCAAGGCGCAGGTCCTGCTGGATACCTTCGGAAATAACGCCGGACTTGAACAGGTAGACCGGATACTTCACCAGGTGGGTGGCGGTGCCACCGGCCAGGTAGGTCAGCTGGTCGTCGATCACAACCTTCAGACCGGCAAAAGTTGCGACTTCAGGTTGGGTCACGCCCACACCGCCGCCGCCCCAGGTGATGGCGCCGGCTGCTGCAAGAGCAGAGGTGCTGAAGGTCAGCATCCCCACCTGTTGCAGGTAGTAAGCAACAGCAGAGTGCATAGCGATGGAGTCCAGCTCCTCGCCGCGCTCACCCAGCTTGTTCTTGGTCTTGATGACGTTGGCAACCGAGATGTAGTTAGCCTCGGTTGCGGTGGTGGTGCCGGTGGCGTCCACCTGGTTGGGGCCGAGAACGCCAGCGCCGGAGATACCACCGAACAGACCCAGCAGTTGAGCCTTCAGGGTGGAGGTCTTCAGCTTGTTGATGGCGGCAGTCAGCTGGTTGCGGACGTGAGCCAAGGGGTCAGCGCCAGAGCCGAGCTTGCTCAGGTCGTCTGCGGCGTAGGCGAAACCACGGTGCAGGATCGTCATGATCTGCTCGTCGGCGGTCGACTTCTGAGGAGTCAGATAACCAGCGCCAGAGGTGCCCCAAGCAGCCGAGGAGAGGATTTGCTCTTCGGTCGGGTTGATGGGGTCGAAGAAAGGAACGCGGACGCGGGTGCCGCCACTGCGGGCGTCAAGAGCAGCGTTGCGCTGCACAATGCCGCTTTGGATCCACTTCGATTGCTCGAAGATGCCCTCGCTGGTGTAAGCGAGAAACTCGGGGCGTGCGACGAGATCCGACAGGAATGTTCCGCCGGAATAGTTTTCGAGAGAAGCAGCCATTGTGGGCTCCTAGATGGGTTTGCGGAGGTCGCCCCACAGGGGCTAGTTGATACCGGCTTCTGCTTTCAACAACCTGGCTTTGTCGGGGTCGCTGGCAAGCATCATCATTTGCTGAGTGATGTTCCAGCCTTCCTTAGTCCAAGGGTTGGATTGGCCGGGGAGGGCAGTAGCACGGGCACTACCCGTGACACCCATGCCGGCGCGGTTCGTGGCGGCAAAATGATGCTCATAACCGCTGCCGGGGTTTTTTAAATTGGCGATGTACTCACCAACTGGAACTTCCACGCCGCCGACGACAGCCACAGGCTGACCTTCTTTAGCGCGTAGGTTCTCCTGAAGTAAACGATACAGCTGATCGGGTGCCAGTGCACCAGCCTGGGAGAGTTGTGCAATCGCGGCAGATTTCACTTGCTCTTGTGTAAACCCGTGACGGATTTGTTCGACTTCCGATTCTTTTGCCGCTAGTTGTTGTTTGAGGTCAGCAACTGTTTGTTGGGCCTCTTCCCAGAGAGTTTTGAATTCGCCGGATTCGGCCAACTTGGCGGTTTTGGCGGATTCCTGCGCTACGCGCAGTTCATCAAGTTGTTTTTGGAGGTTTTCGCGGTTTTCGCGGTCCTTGCGGCGCTCGGCAATCAACTCTTGGTTTTTCGCACGAAGTGCTTCGAGTTGGGCGGCCAGATCAAAGCTTTCAGCCACAGGCTGAGGGGCAACAGCCTCCACAGGAGTTACTGGTGCTTGCTGTTCTTCAGGCACAGTTATGTGTTACTTGGACACTTATAGGTTAGCAGTTAAGAATCGAGTTCCTCTTCGCGCTGTTCCATGTCCTCGTCGCCGGTGTTCTCTGCGGCTTCTGGCAGTGCCAGTGCGTTTGTGGTGGAGGCTTCCAGTTCGTCTTCGATGTTGATGTTGTCGGGCAGGACTTCGCCGCGACGGAGGATTTCCAGCAGCATGGCGTCGCTGATCTTGCCCATCTGGTTTAGTTGGGCCAGGACGGAGACGTCTTGGCCGATCAGGCGGTAGTAGTCGAAGTCGCGGTCGATGGTGATTTCAGGAGGTTCCATGCCCACGTACTGGGCGGCGAAACTGAAGGCTTGGTTGAGGGCGCTTTCCAGTTCTTGGCTGATGATCGAGAGGACGCTATTGCTTTGGGCTTGGTCGATGCGCTTGGCCTCGGCAGACTCGGCAACGAACTTTTGGCCGAAAAGCTTAGTGACGCCAAGCGTGGACATTTGACCCTCCAGTGACTGGAGTTCTTGCATTTGGGCGTCGAAGCTGGTGGCGTCAGCCTGTACGTAATACGCCTTGTTGCCCGGTTGCATGGCGATGGCGTAGTTCACGCCCATCGTTGCGGAACCAGTTGTGTCGTCCCAGCCCTCTAGGACGAGGGTGGGCATAGCGGCTATGTGGAGCGCGTGGATCAGGTCCGCTTGGCGTTGGTAATGCGTGATGTTCAGGTTGGCAATATCCAGCAGCGGAGGTTGGGATATCAACAGACCACGGCGGTTGCTATAGATCGGGACTAGGGGGATTTCGTCGAGGCTGTAGCCGCCAGTTGCCGTGAACTCGACGACTTCTTGGCCCAGTGTGTAGAGGTCGTAGCGTCCGGGGTAGATGACGCGCATTTCCTCGACTTGTTCTTCGCCAAATTCGTTCAGCGGGCGGACGTCGTAGTCGTGGATGCGGACCTGCAACAAGCGGTTGGTGCCGGGTTCTTTGCGCCAGCCCCAGATCTGGGGGGCGTCAACGTGGACAAAGTAGGGGCGACGGCCCATGGCGCGTTCTTCGGCCAAATTGCGGGCTTCAGTCGCTGCTGGGTAGTCCACCAAAATTGCGCTGTGGCCGTAGGTGAGGCTGCTTACCAGTGCGCGGCGGGCGTATTCGTTGATGTTTGAGCCCAGGCCGTCAATGTTTTGGGCGAGTTCCAGCCAGTAGGGGTCGCCTTCGATGTGGATCGGTTTGCGGAGGATGGCGCCAGCGGCAGTTTCGATTAAACGGCTGGTGTAGGGGCTGAGGACGCTGCGGTCGACGCGGGTTTGGTAGGCGTCGTCGTCTTCGCGGGGTTCTTGCGGAAGATATGTTTCGCTCAGGTCGCGGATGTAGTTGGTGCCACGAGTGACGGCTGCCATGACGCTCCAGTCGGGCATCATTGCGATTACGTCCAAGCTGCGGACGAACGGGGATTCGCTGACTACAGCTCCAGTTGGCGGGATGTTGGCGCTGTAGACCACGGCTAGGCTCCTACTTTGTACTCATTTTGGCAGAGAGTCACCACTTGGTTTTGTTTGCCCAGTGGGCGGCGGACATTTTTCCTTTGGCGATGTTATCTGCGTGGCGTGCTTTGAAGGCTTCGCGGCGGGCTTTATTTGCGGTTGATTCACCTTCGCGTTTGGGTGAACCAGAAACTCCTTGTTGGCCGAAGCGGATAAGTTTTACCTTATCGCCTTCTTTTGCTAAAACGACGTGTGATTTATTGGGGTGGTTTGGGGTGCGCTTGGGTTTGTTGTAGCCCGAAAACTTTTCGCCGCGATACTCAATCATCGTCGTCTTCCTCGTCGTCAGGATCGGAGATTGGCACCAGCACTTCAATGCCTTGGGCAAGCATTGCTACGAAACCGCCCAAGATTTCTGGATTTTGGGGTGATTTGAAGACGAATGTGGCGTGGGTGAGGCCGTCTTCAGCATCAATTTCGATGTGAATACAGCCTCCGTTCACTGTTTGGATTGCCATTAGCCGTGATAAGCGACTGCAATGTGGGGTACCACCGTGGGGGTACCAGAGCTGATGGAGTCAATGCGCATACGGATCTTGGCGGCAGGTTTGCCGTCATAGAAGTAGACGTATTGGCCGTTGGAATTGATGGTTTTGCCGTTGTCGATGGTGAACCAGTTGCCGTTACCGTTGAAACTGCATTCCAGGGCTAGTTGGAAGTTGGCGCCGCCGGTAACAGTGGCCGCAAAGGTGTAGCTGGAAGACTGAGCGGAGACTTCCATCCAGTCGTTTACAGCGGTCAAGTTTGCGCCGGTGTATTCAACGATGTTGGTGAAGTAATCCTTAGTGGTGATTGCTTTGGCGGCCATGGTTTATCTCCGGGTTATTTGCGACCTTTAGGTCGCTTGGCGGTTTTGGCGGCGGCTTTGAAGGCAGCGGCGGTGGGGGCACCCTTAGTGCCGGGTTTGCGCATTTTTTCGCCGCTGCCGGCTGCGATGCGCTTCCGCTTTGCCTGGATGTTGGCGTAAAGGCCGGGGTCGCCGGGTTTTTTGCGTGCCATCGGTCTACTTCTTGCGCTTTTTGCGGGTCATGCCAGCCTCGGACATGGCAATCGCCACGGCCTGCTTGCGGTTGGTTACTTTTTTGCCCGAGCTGGACTTCAGTGCGCCAGATTTGTACTCGGACATGACTTTTTCCACCTTCTTCTGGCCTTTAGTGGGCTTTTTAGCCATATCTGCAGGGCAAGTAAACACAGCTTACGGGGGTTGACGGATTTATGCCGTTCCTGTACCCTAAAGCATCTACCTAGCGCATCCAATGGACCGGATAACAGTCGGTGAGCATGAGTATTACTGGGACGGGCGGTACTACGCGAGGCACAAAGGACTTGTTGCGCCACGGAGGCTTCATGTAGATGTGTGGGAAGCCCATAACGGCCCCGTCCCAGCTGGCCACCACGTGCATCACATCGACCAAAACCGGCGAAATAATGAGATCGACAACTTACAGCTTGTAGATGGAAAGGAGCACGTACGCGCGCACAGTTCCACGGAAAGAGCAAAAGAACATATGCGTACTATTCAACAATTAGGTAAAGAGGCAGCAAAAGCTTGGCATAAATCGGAAGAGGGCAGTAAATGGCATAAAGAGCATTTTGACGCGCTTATGGCAAGCAAGGGCATCCTTCAGTGCACGGAGTGCTTCAGCGAGTTTAAACCTACTAATTTTAGGCAAAAATTTTGCTGCAAACGGTGCAATAACAGGGCCAAAATGCGTGCGTGGCGTGCTAGACAAAAAGAGGTAAATGCTACCAAACTCTATAGTTAGTTTTTCCGATGTTTTCACCTTTTGCAAGGTTAAATACCTGCAAACACATATAGCCCAGAGCGTCAAAACTATGATCTACACCTAAATTTTTGTTGGGTAGTTGTGAATTGGGTGCGTATGTGAGTGTGCGTAGAGACTTAATTAACTCTTTGCATTTTGGATTTATAAATAACCGGCGGCGTCCAGACGCATCTAGCAGCGCTGTGTTGACAGCCGTGATTTTGTCACGAATGGCCCAGGGAGATCGGGGGCTGGAGACCGTAAAACCGGATTTGCGGAGGATGTTGTGGTCGGTTGCGCCAACGCCTGAGGTCTTCCTGGCGCCTCCTGTAGGGTCCGGGCAGGCGATCACGCGGCGCTCTACGCCAAAGCGGTTCTGGACCTCCTCGCAGAGGTCCCAGGTGGTCGCTCCACCAGTCAGTACGATCTCGTCAAATACCCACAAGTCTTCGCCTTTTTTGACGGCGCAGACAGCCGTCATCGGACTCACATTGAAGTCCACTCCAAGCAATAGGGGTAAAACGGGTAGGTCTTGGACTTGTTTATCGATGTTGTCGTCGCCGAATGAAACAGCAACAAGACCGCTGAGATTCTCGAAGCTGGCTTCGAATTCTTGGCGGAAGGTGCGGGGGTCGAGTTGGGCGCGGGCGGCTTCGATTTCTTCCGGTGGGACGTTATCGCCGTCAATCGTGGTGAATTGCCACCGCTGCCAGTCCTTATCGCCTTCCTCGCAATAGCACCAGAGGTCGTAAAACCAGCTGGCGGTGCCATCCGGGGTGGAGATGAATAGTGCCCAGCCTTGTTTGTCCGCAAGGGCGGGGCGGATTACCTCGAACCAGACCTCGGCGTCCATGAAGGCGGCTTCGTCTAGCACCACGCCAGCCAAGCTGCGGCCTCGGAGGGCCATTGCGTTTTCAGTGCCCTTCAGTTCGATGGTCGAGCCGTTCACTAGCTCGATCTTGAGGTCGGTCTCGTTCTTTGCTTTGATCCAAGCTTTCGGGACGAGGCGTTTCATTACCTTCCAGGCAATGTCTTTCGCCATCCGGTATGTAGGCGCGGCATAGAAAAAAGTTTCGCCCGGCCTTTCGATCGCCCCACGCAATAACTCGATACATGACAGATAACTTTTGCCGAACCTTCGGCCAGCTACCAACACTCTGAAGCGTTTTCGGCTGGAAAATACTTCGCCTTGCGCGTAGCGAAGGGTGAGTGCTCCAGCAGAATCGGGCATTTTTTGGGGTATGGGTACCTTCTAGGGTAGTACAGGATTTGAACCCCTGCCCCCGGTGTAGTACAGAAGAAGAAATTGAGGATATGCCAGTAGGTTCCCTGGGTGCCGCCCACGGCACAAAAAAGCCGGAGGTCGCCCCCCGGCTCGGCGTGATCAGAACAGCAACCCTAGGCAGAATGCAACGATGGTGATGATCAGTGCTGTGGTGGCCTGTTCCTGACTCTGGGCTGCAGTGTGCAGTGCGCGGTTCCTTTGCTCAATGGTGGTGGAGAGGATCTCGCACAGTTGAGCCTTGGTAGCGCGGCTGGGGACTGAGGTCATGGTTCGCTATGGGTGAGCGTTACTGTGTGAGTCTAGTCGATTTGGTGGCCGATTGCGAGCAATCCGGACGGAGTTGTACCGGATCGCCAATTGGCACAAGCCGCTAGCGACCAAGAACCACCAGTCGACATTCATCAGCCGATCGACCGGCAGACTCACAGCGTGCCAGCTGGTTTGCATTGTCGGCACCCATGGCGAGCACACCGCAAGCGGTCAGCACTGCGGCCAAGGTGAAAAGGCGGGAAGACATGAGAAAGCGCGGTGAGCTTGCCTGCTATTGTTGCACACTATCCCGTGAATGGCAAGCGTGAATGGCTGAATGCCTAGCCCTGGCGCTTGTCTTCAACCGTGATGTTGAGCGTAGGGGCAGCGGCTGCCTGCTGCTCGGGTGCAGCCTCGCCAATGACCGCACCCATATCTTTGAGCAGCATCGCCACAGTCTGCAGCTGACCTTTTGCCATCGCCTTACGACAGGCAGAAAGGCGCAATGCCTGTATTTGGTTCAGCAGATCGCCTCGTGTGGCAATTTGCTCCGTTTTCAGCATCTCTGCTGCGCGGCTGTAGTCGTCGTCTGCCGTGCGCACAGACACCCCGAAGCGATCCGCTAGTTTCTGCGTGATCTGCCTACGCGTGCCACCATTCAGAATCTCCGCGTAACACCAATTCGCCCGTTCTTCTACACGTACGCTCGACCCCTTACCACCGCGCCAGCGCTTCGACTCGTCATTAGCAACGGTCGTCGGTTTTGTTACTTCCAACTTGTCAGAATCGGGCACCGTTTGAGTCACAAACTCTATGGGTCAATGCTAACCTCTCCTGCTGTCACGTTTGCAGCGAAAAGCCCGACCTACTGGCCGGGCCGTTGATCGGTAGGTAACGGAATCAGTCACCCCACCAGAACTGCGCAGCCCAAGAATCCAACACCACAGAACCGATAGCGCGGTACTCAGTCCACGGGGTGCCCCAATCCTGATACTCCATACGGGCATCCTCCGGACAGTTGAACCGCCCCAGTCCGCCGACAATACGTAGGCCAGGCCCTCCGGTGCTCAACAGGATGCAAAACTGAGCAGGCTTAAGCGGTTCGCCCAAGTCGACCCAGTGGCTGCGCACTGAGAGGCTTAGCGGTGATTCTTGGATCTCTTGCCGGATAGCCTCATACGCGTCGTCCGATTCGCGGCAGGCAGCCTTAAGGCGATCCAGCTGGGACAGGATGGTTTCGCACCATGCAGCGGCGTTAGCGGCAGCGTGGGTTTCTGTGGTTGTGATCATGGTGTGAGCCTATGGGTGGGGTCTCGTGTGAGAGTGTAGAACCGGATCCGGCCCGGCGTCAAGCCAAGGCCGGCGCCAGTGCGTCGCGGGAGCCGTCCGGCCACGGATAGGACTCCCGGCGCCATTCTTGATCGAGTGGTAGCAGTGCCAGGCCGGTTAGCGCCACGAGATCCAGGCGGTCGATTCCTGCGGCGATCCGCTCCAGTCTGATGTAGGCGCCAGTGCTCAGGTCCTGCACTTCCCATTCCTCGCCGACCATTTCGCGGCAAGCGTTGAAAAGCTCCAGCAGATCGCGCTCCAGCTGATCATCGGGCAGGGAGTCCAGCTGATCATCGGCCCAATACTTCGCGGTGCTCGGCCCATACTGGTTTTGCTCCAGCACCGCTTCAGGACAGTAGGCAGCCAGTTGATCCCGGATTGAATCGCGCCAGTCTGACGCGTAGCAGTCTTGCCAGGCCCGATCAATCTCCTCCATCTCCAGTGTGGAGTGCTCATCTTCAGAGATCAGCGGATAGGACTCCAGCGCTTCTACGGTTTCAAGCACGTCTGCCGGGACCCGCAGCAGATCCAGCACAACGCCGGATCCGTTCCACCCATAGCCCACGGTGAGGATGCCACCGTAAGGGTCGGGTGTGCTGGCGGGATCGGTTAAGACGTTGTAGTTAGCCTTGCCCACTAGGCCGGTGCTGGCGTAATCACTCCAGCCGCAATAGGAAGGAACGAAACCCAGGGAGACATCGCGCCAGCGCTCAGCTAGGCAGGTCTCTAGGTGGCGCTCCGGTGTGTGGTGCCACTGATGGGAACAATCCGTCTCGGGTTCGCCGTCTCGGATGAGGACCCAATGTCCGGAGCAAATCTCCAGTCGTCCGATACGCTCCAGCAGTGCTGGGCTGGCTTTTGGTGTGGTGGTTTGCATGGCAGGATGTGCCTTGGTTACTTCCCCACAATACTACATCAGAGCCAGCTGGCAAGGGTTGACCGCTGCGCTAATGTCGCAGGGTATCCCTCACCCATCGGGCACCATGCAAACCACCACGCGCCAGGGGCAAACCCTCTCGGTGCATCTTGAAGCGATTCACAGAATCCCAGCTGGGCACCCGGAACCGATTGTCGTGTTCCGGTATCCCGGTGGGATCGAGTGCTCGGCCTACTACCTGTCGACGTTCCAAGGCATCCCGGCTGGCGAAGGGCTTTGCCTGACTGGTGGAACCTTTGAACGGCAGGAATTGGCGCCGGATGCTGTAGCAGCGTGCCAGCTGCAGTGTGAAGCGTGGGTGCGGGAGGTTCTCTCGTGACCGGAGGCGAGTGGACGACTAAGGGGCGCCAGCGTGAAGCCCGCGAAGCTGAGCGCGAACAGTTGCGACTTGAGAAGCGTCACCTGCGCGACCTCCGCTGGGCAGTTGAGCGCTCCAGCATCGAAGCTTCAGACTGGGCTGATTTGCTGGCTCTGCAGGCCGCCCACGGTAAAGAAGGCCCGCTACAGGTGTGGCGCGAGCTTGTGCCTTACTGGCGTGCGTCCCAAGCCCTCAACGGTGGGGCCGACATACCCGCAGAACTTTTTCCACAAGCTACGGGAATTATTCCGCGCACACCGGAACCACCTAAAGCCCCAGTCAGTAGGACCCGTGCCAGCAAGGGTGCCCCACGCAAGACGCGATCGGATGCCGGCAAAGCTCAGCCCTCACGCAAGGTGCCAGCATGAGACGGCTTGTTTTTCTGTGGTTGCTGGCAGCCACTCACGCGCCAGCCGATGCCAGGCAAGCTACGGCGACCGTGTATCACCCCTGGTATCACG